CTGTCAAGTGATTCAAAGATACGATCAACCAAAGCTTGTGGCATAGGTATACTAGATACTACACCTTCGTGCTTCAAGAAGAACTCACCGGTTCCCTCATTGACATGAATCCATTTGCATTCAGTTTCTACAGTAGTTTTGTAGTCTTGGACTGTAAGTTTAGCAAACTCTTCCATGAGTGCATTGTACTCGTCCATAGTTGTAACAGACTCTTGTCTGTCAGATAACTCCATCATCTTTTTATAAGTGTCTTCGGAGTAGTTGACACTAAACGGCGTGTCACCGTACGAACCAGATATTTGGTTCTCAATAACGTTAATTGTAATCATGATTAATTAATTTAGTTACAAAGTTAATATAAAAATTTTTATTATACAAGTAATACAGGGGATATTTCACCCCTGTAACTTGTTGATTATCACCAGTTTAGCCTGCCTTTAGCATCCAGGTAAACTTTGATTTCTTTGATAAGATCTTGATCTAAGTTTTCATCTTCGTTAGGAGAATATTTTACATCAAGAATACAATCCATTAGTGTATGCACACCTTCAGACCACTCATCAAGTTCATTAAACTTATCCATCAACTCTTGGTCTTGACCAATAGCTTCTGGTATATCTAGTACAAATAACTCACGACTTTTCTGCTGTATAGCAGCGGCATCATCATTATCTTTGCAGAAGTTATGCATCTCCACAATCTTCTCGATCATAGGGAATATATCAGTCTGTTTAATCCATTGACTTGTTCTTACATCATAGTCAGCTGCATTATATACAGCCTCATACTTTTCAAATAAGTCTGGGTTAATATCCTTAAGACAATATAAATATGTCTTACTTGTGATACTCCTCATCTTATCCGCAGTGTACCACTTAATTGCGTATTCATCCATAGTGTATCCTCCATTAGGTGTTAGTTGTAAAAAGAATTCATCAATGTGTTTAACATTAGGGTTCATACTAATGTGTCTGACATTGCTCTGTGAGACTCTGATAATCTGCGGCGTATCCCAATCAAAGTTAGTATTGTGATATACCGTACCATCTTCTTTAGTTTCAGTTGTTGGTATTACATGTCGACTATTACTAAATCTAACAGCTGGTGTATCAAAGAAGAACACTCTGTCATCATCTCCAACTTGCCATCTCAGTATATCTTTATATACTTGATGTATTTTAGGAGCAAAAGGATGTACCATACCACAAGCTACCATCAGTTTAAAATCATCAGCTGCAGTACCATAGTAGGTAGTACGCTGAGTCTGCATAAGATCTTTTACCTTTGGCTCAATCTTATCTCTGATGTAACGATTGTCACTGCCTGATGAATGCCAATGCTTATCGTTGTATCTAAAAGTGTATGCAACCATACGCTCTTCTATCTTACGACGTTCAGCTGGCGTGATGTTCTCAAACTGTGCAATCTCCTTAGCTTTAGCAATCTCATCTTTGTATTCTTCTAGCCACTCCTCATCTATCTCTATGTCATCATAGTTACGACTGTGGCTAGACTCAATAATCAGCTCAAGAACTCTAGCACGCTTAGCAATTGATCTCTTGTTTGCTTTGACAGCCTCAGGACTAGCAGTAGTGCCTCGTAAGACAGACTCCCAGTTATCCATAGGCTTGATACAAATGACAGGACCTTTACACTCGTGTATAAGATACATATCTTTGTACTTACTATGATTCTCTTCGCCCATGATAAAGATATTATTCTCTCTCAATTGGCTGTAGTTCTCAATAGCAGTTCTTTCTATAGTATCATCACCAGTGCTGTAATCTTTACTCTTAGTTACAACCTCAACCTTCATACCTTTGAACAAAGCTTTTACAGATTCATTCTTGAGTCTAGGATCTGGGCCAAACTTAGGCTTGAGTTGCTCCTGATCAATGATATTAGATAGTCTACCAAGCACACTACCGCTGTCAGCTTTACTCAAGACTTGCTTACAAGCTAGCAACCAAGACACAAAGTCTGTTTGCTTAAGCTCTTCTTGCACAATCTCGCTAGCTTCATCAGCAGCTGCTTCAATTACAGACTTGATGTATGCTTTAGTGTTCTCATTCCATATCACCTTCTCACGTGACGGCGTAACATCTACACCATCTTGCAATACAATCTCTTCACCAGTTTCTGGGTCATTGATTACCTGTCTTGCAGGACATTTGAAAGCAATAGGTCCCCACATCTGCTGCATCTCCAACTCACGGAAGTCAACAAAGCCATAGTTAACACCGGTTGGTGCGCCTACATCTTTAGTCAATACAATGTGTGGTCTGCTAAACAGATAAGTATCAGAGATAATAAGGTTATCAGAGTTGTGCATAACCCTTGGGTGAATGTTTTCTTCTCTTTCATAACCATCTTCTGAAATACGCTTAAATCTAATGTTAGGCATATACATCAGCTGCTCTTCTACCGCATCACGATAGTCTCGCCTGTTGTGTTTCTTCACTCCAAACGATACTATAGTCTGATTCTTTGCATCTGTAGGTACATAGTGCACTTTCGTTCCATCGCTAAGTACAATATGTGGGTTAGCTTGACCAGCTACCGGGTTAAATGAAGGTACAATAAAGTCTGTCTTATAGTTGTAGCAGTTCATCTTGAATCTCTTACCATTGTGCACAGTCTCTATAGTATAGAAGTCTACGCCAGTTGACAATGCAACCTTGGCACCAAGACCAAATGCACCGAAGTTCTCAGCTGTGTTACGCTTAGTTGAATAACCAAGCTCAAGCACACCTTCCAAACGACGTTCACCAATACCAACACCATAGTCATGTATAGTAATTACATCGCAGTATCCTGTTCCTTCATTCTCTTTGTATGTAATTAGTACGGTATTATTCTCTGTATCTAGATGATCTAGATTATAATAACTTATATCAAAGTTACTATCGTTATACTGTTCGCCGTGGCGTTCAATATAATAGTCTTCAGCTTTTGCTTTACCAGTTAGTATCTCTATAGCTATCTCTTTCTCACGCTGAGCGTCGGCACCATTGGTAGCCAACTCACGTACGGTAGACGGGATAGGTGTAGAGTACTGTGTAGACTGCAAAATGTCAAAGACCATTTTTTCTGCGCCCTTGTTAATCTTCTTAGCAAGGCCTTCAGATCCTTTGATCTGTTTGTCAATCGTTTTTATACTCATAATTGTAAAATAAAAAAGGGAGCTATTTGCTCCCTAAAGTTTTAATTAATTCTATTGTTTGTAGTACCTGTCCTTGATTCTTGGGCAGGTATAGTACTGGTGGATCTTCCAGTTGCATCAAATAATTTTTAAACATTTTCCATTTGATGGGAAAAACATCGTTAGCGTAACCCTTGACCTCTATAATCCATTTACCATTAGGGTCAACAAAGTCAGGTGTATAAGTTATATCTCTAACTTTAGCTGTATTATCTACATATCCTTTTGTTTTATGTGGCTCATAACATTCAGCCTCATACCTAAATCCTTGTTGTAGTATATACTTATTCTTTTCGTATAGAGATTTTATACCTGCATCTTCTAGTTTCATATAAGTAAATAGTTCAAGCTTAGACCTAAACTTTATACCCTTATATACTTTACTAGTTGCATTTCTTACCTTCTTATTTTTTGGTTTACGCGTTCTTCGTTTCACTATAATTGTATGTCTATCAATGTTCTTAATCCTTCTGTTCTCTTGAATTTAGCAATATAATCTGATAAATCTTTTACACCATAGTCATCCGGTATGAGTATGTTACTCATGGGATAATATTCCTTACATATCTTTTTAGCCATGGTTTGGCCAGGATTGTTTGGATTAGTAAAATCGTTATCATAAAATACTGCGACTTGTTTAAACCTTTTCTTTAGTGTATCGATTGTGTTGCACAGTGGCAATTGCATTTCTGATTGCATGGCGATTGCTGGGATACCCATCTCGAAAAGGCACATAACATCTTTGAGAGATGATGTGATAATACAGAGATCTGCTTTTTTAGGTAATTGATCATATCCTTGAATTTGTTTAGAGTTAGTATTGCTCATCCACTTTACTTCATCATAAGGAGAATAGATTTTATATTTACCACCTAGTTTATATGCATAACTAAGGTTACAAGTAAATCTATTATCATTAATCCAATAGTGAGAGATAGGGCTAACTGCAAACTTAATCAAAGTTTTCTTACTAATCAAGTATTGAGACCAAAAATCTGCATCTTTTTTACTCCAAGGCCTAGATTTCTTCTGAATTACAACTACAGGTTTGTTATACACAGACTTTGTACTCATAGATCCTAAGTATCCTCTAGTAAAATCTCTATGCAATTTATTAAATGCAAGATTCAATCCAAAGTCATTATCAATAACACAAAGCGCTTCATAAAACTTACAATTATACATATGCATAACAAAGCTGAAACAGTCAAAGCTGTGATCTGGGTAACCATAGTCTTTGTATAATAATCTACCATTGTAATTTGTAATAGTTACAGAAGGACGTGTGTCCTCACGTAAAGGACTGCAAAACTTGACACCAATTTCTTTAAAATTAGGACAGTAGTATGTAAATATATCTATATCTCTAATCCTAGAAAGTATCATATCTCTTGATAAATGATCCTCACTGTTTCTACTCTTAATCATAAGCTTGCAAATGTAATAAAAAATGGGGAGCTTTTACACTCCCCATATTTAACTTGGCCAAATGACAACTAACTTGTCATTACACCCAATCATCATCTTCAGAAACAGTAGCGTCTTCCTCATCTGGAGTTACTACTGCTAGCTTTGGTGAGAATACGCCCCACTCAAGAGAGGTGTTAAACTCTGCATTGAATGCGCCATAGTCATCATTGAGCTTCTTAGCAAATAGATCATCACGTTGTGGTTTTACACGACCAAATACTTTTGTATAAACAGTTTGATACTTACCATCTTTTACACCAACCAATAGTCTAACCTGATTGCCTTCTAGTAATTTAACCAAAGCTTTAACTTCAGTTACCTCACCTCTTACAATCTTAGCGATACTATCATAAGATACCTCATCACCGTTAGCAACATTAGCCCATGCTTTAGTAAAGTTGATCAATGTTTCTTCACCTGTAAGAGCTTTACGTAGCCCCTCAGTCTTGAACCAGTCATAGTCTGGATTACCTTCAGACCAAGTAGTCTGACCAACTGCATTTATATACTGATGCTTACCTGACTGAGATACTCTCTCTTTGCCATTCATCAATATCTCAAAACGAGTAGTCAGCTCTGCATTCTTAATCCAGAACGTAAGTTTGAAATATTCATCACCACTGAACTCAACAAAATAGTTAGGCTCAGACTTAACCATAATACCAAGATCATGTAGTTCTTGCATTGTAGGATTTACTGCGATTACATTAAAGTTTGATAGACCGGAGTATAGTTTTACTCCTCCACCTGCGACTTCTAGGTCGCTTGCATTGCTTTTAATAGCCATAGTTTAAAATAATTAATAATTAAAATTCATCTTCATCAACGTCTTCACCAAAAGGATCTTGTAACTCAGGTGTAGCTTCTACAATCATAGATGCTTCTGTGTGTACATCAATACTAGTCTGGTTAGGATCTGGAGCGGTATCATCTACAAAATTAAAAGAAAGTTTACGTACCTTCTTTGCTTTCTTACCCTTCAATGAAGGATGCTGAAACATTTGTGTTACCTCCCACTTTTGTAAACCATACTTCTCTTGTATACCTGGGCGGTCAATACCGTTATCAAGGTCATCCAAGATCATAGTTACAGTAATAGTTGATGGTGTTGTGTTTGTCTGCGTAACCTCGCCAGGATTTGTTCTTGCTTCAATCATGATTTTTTTAATTTAAGCGGTTAATCAATAAATATATTTGACCATTCTAAAGGCATGGTCTGGCCCTTTAAGTGATCGCAACGTGAGCCTGCAGTTACATCATCCAAAGAATTAAAAGAAATCATAGTCTTATCATCTTCTCTGTATATGTAGCCAATAGCATCAGCGTTTGCACATGTAATAGACTTAATCTTACCGGTCAAGTCAAGGTCCTTAGAGGCAACCTCTTTACCTTTCTTTTCAAGCATCTTATCTTTGAGGTGACCAACTAGTATAATGTGATCTGCTAGCTTGTTCAATCTATCTATCCATTTTTTGTAGGCTATACGTAAATATAAATAGCCTGCACCGTTAGGCAATGATAGTACTGAGGCACCGGGGTTCTTCTGCTCAAAGTTCTTACCCATAGGGGTAGCCATATAAATCTTCTTTGCATCTTGCTCACACCACTCTTCGAGCTTAGTGATAGTATCAATAGCAATATACTTATACGGTTTATTGTCTTTCATAATAGCTTTACCAACTTCAGCTAGTTCTGCAAGGCTTTCAACTTGCACCTTAAGTGCATCAACCATGTCTGAACCATCTTCCAAGTCAATAATCAAACAATCTTTCAACTGTGATAATGCTGTAGTCTTGCCTATCTTAGGTGGACCATAGATTACCATATTCTTAGGCGATTTACGGGACGCCTTGACCACTTTCTTAGGTAATGTAATCATCTTCTCTCTTTTATTGTGAATGTACTTAGTTCTGCTTCGTATGGTATCATGCCTAGTAAACCATCACGGTTCTTCTCAACATGACAAGCAAGAAGACCGACAGGATCTTCATCGCAATAGTCCCCTGTAATACCATACAAATCATGAGGACGCTGCAACATCATAACAACATGCGCATCTTGACCAATACTGTCACCACCAAATAAATCTGATAGCATAGGTTGATACTGTGCCTTAGCACGATGCTCTTGTTCAATGTTACGATTGAGCTGTGATAATAATATATTAATAGTACCCATACGTGATTGCATCCACATGCACCCCTTGGATACTGTGTTTAGTTTTTGCAACTCACTATCTTCACTGCCACGAATCAATCGAGAGTGATCCATCAAGTTAATGATAGTAGCTCCAGGACTATTATTAAAGACATCTTCATTAGCATTTTGTATAAACTCCATAGTCCTTGGGACATTGTTGAAGTATATACTATAGTCAGAAAACTTTCTAACCTTGCTAGCATATGTTTTAAAATCTATATCAGATAGTGGAGATTCTACAGATAGCAGCTCACCCATCTGTTTCTTCACATCTTTGGATGCAGTACGCATTACCTGTTGGTAACCGGGCATCTCAAAGGTCCAATACAATACGATAATATCTCTATGAGAATTATTATCTAGTACATCAAATACAAGTTGATTACTGAATGCTGACTTACCAACACCAGGACGACCTGCAATAACATACATTTTACCTTGTTGTAGACCACCAAGAAGATTCTTGTTCAGTCTAGGCCACGCAGTCTTCAGGACATTTCTTTGTCCCAACTTAGCTTGTTTAACTACAGCGATAGATTGATTGACTGCCTTATCTATCTTCTGAAAACCTCTTGTCTTAAATACATCAAAGCTTTCTGGTGTTCCGTTTTGATTCTCCATCTGATTCATCTATATTTTCATACTTTTCCCAAGTATAATTATTTAACCACGTTTCTATATTCTGCATATACTGCATCTCAGTAACTTTTAGTTGGTTGCGCAAGCCTTGCATAACTTTAGTATGTAGATGGGGCTTGCTTTTTACAACTCTTTCATATCGTCTCTTAGCTTTAGCATTACTAGCAGCTTCTGGATCTTTTGCACAAAGAACTCTAATGTTACCTGAGGAAGTTTTAACCCTGTTAGGATACAAAGAGATAAGTTCAGCAAACATCTCATCAATGTTACTGACGAATAACTTTTCAAACTTTGCACTAACAAGGTCAAGCTCTCCTTCTATAATCCAACCGGTATCTATAAGGTTCTGCCTTACATCACTCAGTTTAACATCGTCTAGTATAGCATAAGCTTCTCTATAGACTATATATAAATAAACATACTCATCGGGTGATAAATCTTGAGAACTAATAAGTTTAAGATTAATATCCATATCCGCATTGTTTTCTATTTAATATAAAATCATCCATAACCATGACGCATCAAAGGCTTTCATTACTTCAGTTAAA